GCAGCAACGGCGAGGCGGGCACTCGCAGCGACATCGCCCTCCTGAAGGATGCTGATCTTGTCCTGAGCCGAGATGGCGGCGATCGCCTCCTGCATATCGATCAGGCCATCGCGCCCTTCCTGCATCAGCCCGATAGCAGTCCGCATCGCATCGGTGCCGAACAGCGTCTCCAGCGCCTTGTTCTTGGCCTGGTCGTTGAGCCCGCTCAGCTTCTGGCGCAGCTCCTCCGCAATCTCGGGAAGAGGTCGCATGGCGCCATCCGCCGCGAAAAAGCTTAGCCCGAGCCCCTGCATGAGACCCGCCGCCTCCTTGCTCTTCGGATTAAGCGAGGTGAGGAACGTCTTGAAGCTGGTGCCCGCGTCGGAGCCTGAGGCGAACAGCGGCGAGGTCGCGGCGATGGCGGCGTTGAACTCCTCGAAGTCCACCCCCACGCCACCAGCAACGCCGCCGGCCTGCGCGATCGCCAGCGCGTAGTCTTCGAACCCGAACTTCGACTTGTCCATCGCGCCGCTCACCCGGTCGACCACGACTGGGAGATCCTTGGCGGACTTGCCGAACTGCTGCATGATGTCGGTCGTCAGATCGGCGGCTCCGCTCAGCTCCGTCTGTCCGACGATTGCCAGTCGCATCGATGACTCGAGCGCGCCGCCCAGGATGGCTGCCGCGCCGAGCCCGTTCTTCGCGAGCATCTCGACCGCGCTGGCTGCTTCCATGGAGGACCGCCCGAACGCCGGCCCGAGCCGCAGCGCCGCTTCACGCAGTGCCGTGATTTGCCGCGGATCGGCATCGAGCAAGGCCGCGCGCACCTTGTTCATGCTTGTCTGGAAGTCGGCGGAAGTGTCCTTCGCCGCCTTGCCCATCAGACCGAGCGGGACGGTCACTCCTGCAGTGAGGGCAAGCCCCGCGCGCGTGATTTGCTGGCCCAACTCAGCAGCGCTGTCAGCAATCCGCACGAACGCGGCGTTGATCTCGTGAGCGGCATTCTCGACTGCCCCGCTCATGCGTCCGGTCGACTGCTCGAAGTCCTGCCCGGTGCGCTTCGCTTCAGCGCGTGCGGTGGCCATGCCAGATTTGAATGCGGCGTCCTTGACGGACATGCTGACGACGAGGGAGGCGAGCAAAGCCTGCATTATCCGCCTCCATAGAAAAGGGCGGCCCGCGATGGACCGCCCACTGGTAATTTTCTGCCGTCTGTCCGCTGCCCTACATCAGGCTACCCGGCTGTCCTTTGCGGAAGGTGCTCAGCGAAGGCCCGCGCCAACTCCGCTGGCCGGAGCAAGCGCGTCGGGCACTGGCGCCATCCCTTCGCACCACTGGGCGAAGCGAGCATCCCCTTCAGCCTTGTTCTTGTCCCAGCGTTCAAGAACCGGAGACACCTTCCCGCCGTCATTCGTGCCGCCAACCCAGAAGCGCTCAGGCGCCTGTCCGCTCACGGACGCAGAACCGCAAACCGCACCATGCCGGGTTTCTATGACGCTGAATGGGCCGTACACGATTTTCTGACCAGCGGGTATGTTGCGTTCGAACGCTGCGCTAGCAGACTGAACGGCCCTTTCGATCGACTTTTCGTCAGGGCTGGGGCCACATCCACTCAGAAGAGCCGCAAGAGAAAAAATAACAGCGCGCCACATTCTCACCTCCATGATCGCGCGGCTATCGTATCCTCTTGATCGACATCGGCACACCCGAAGCCTGGATGTTCAGGAAGGTCGCGAGTGCGGCATTGGCTGGCTTCGCCGCCGAGCCCCCCTGCTTTGCCGCCGCCTTGTCGTAATGGGAGAACGGCTTCAGGTCGTCGGCTCGACTGAACCCGGCTGTTCGCCACGCGCCGAACAGCACTAGGCGATAAGCATCGCCCCGCGCCTTGACTCGCCCGCGCATCGTGGCGCCGTAAGAAGCCGGAGTTTGATCCCAGAACGACCCCGCACAGCCGAAGCGCGACCACGCCTCGATCAGCCCTGCCCAGTCTGTCTTTTCGCGCGGGTCACGGGCTTTCCCTTGGTGGCGCCGGCCTCGCCTCCCTTGTCCATTGCGGCGCCGATCGCCTTGCCGAGCACCTCGCCGAACTGCGCTTGCCCGAGGTCATCGATGATCCCGCTCACCGTTGGCAAGTCGATATCGGGATGGTGCTGCCGAAGCCCGAAATACGCCAGGTCGCGAAGGGTGGACACGCGCACCTTGCGCATTGCCTCCAGCATCGCGGCGGGATTATCGAGCAGCGTAGTGGCATCCACGTTCGGAACCGCGTCGAACAGCACCGCGTAGAAACCGCGATCGTAGTGCTCTTCGATCGCGCACTGTGCGGCATTGCCGAGCAGCAGCGTCCACCGCTGCCCGGCCGCGTCGAAGGTCTGCTCGCCAAGCATCAGGCTGCCGCCGCCTTCTCATCGCCCGCGCCGGTGAAGCGGACCGAGACCGACTGCGTCATGCGGTCACCGATCGGCACATTGCGACCGCGGCTCTTCACGATCAGGAAGCCATCGATCTGCCAAGCGGGATTGCCTGCCTCGTCCGGCAGAATGGCTCGATAGGCACGCACCGTGCCGGCGGCGTGTGCTTCGCGAACGATTGCGTCGGTCGGGCTGCCTGGGATATAGTTCAGGGTGATCGTACCCTCGCCCGGCTCGATCATGCCGCCCTTGTATTCCTTGCGGCGTCCCGGCGACTTGAAGTGCGTGACTTCGACGTCGTCGCGGGTCTCTTCGGCGAACGGGATCTCGGTCACCTCATCCAACTCGACGAGCGTGCCATCCGCGCCTGCTAGCCAGAACTCCGTGCCCGCGCCGATGCGCGCTTCACTGTTGCCGTTGTCGTCCATGTCATCTGCTCCTGCTAGAACGTCACTTGACCATGCCGCGCACGAGCTTTTCGAGCCCGGTTACGACAATGCCGATCGCCTCCGGCCCTCGTTTATCGAGAGCAGGCTGCACAAAGGGGTGGGCAGCGGTGCGGAAGGTGCCCCACTCGACTAGGTGGGCGATGGAGCCTGCACCCCGCTTCGGGCCGACAAAAATTATGATGTCGTTTTCAGCTTCGGGAAGGGTGAAGCCAGGCGATGTCGTCACGGTGATGCTTCGCCGAAGATCGCCACTGCGCACGGGCACCAGCACGCGCTCTTCCGCGGCAATCCTGTTTGCGCCCTTTCGCAACACCGACACTACCGCCTTGCGCCCAGGCCCGCGTTCGAGCTGTCGCAGCTTCTGGTCTAGTGCGCGGAAACCGAAAACGCCGAAGCCGCTCATTCGGCGACCGCTGACCACCAGAGCACAAGGTCCACCGATGAACGGTGGAGAGGCTTGGTAGCGCCGTCCTCAAGAAAGTCGGTGGGCCCATCGATCTGCGCCCGGCGAAACTGAACGCCGTTCGCACGGTGCTCCGCGAAACCTGCGGCGATCACCGCTTCGGAAACCGCCCGCGCAACACCGTAGCTTGTCGCCCAGGTGTCCGCGCGGACTCGTGTCGACCGCAGCGCCTGAAAACCCTTGTAGTGCTGCGGCCTGCCGTCGCTGATCGTTTGCAGCACCAGTGCAGGCAAGGCGTCAGACTGAGGCCGCTGCATCCAAGTAATCCGCTGGCCGACAAGCGCGGCAAGAGGCGCTGCGGCCAAGAAGCGCGCCAGAAGCGCAGACTGCATATCCATCACCCGACCACCCGGATTGCCTCAATCTCGCGCTCGGCATTGAACTGGCGAGACGGAATGTTCGAGGTGATGTCCCACACCCCGCCATCGAACAGGATGCGATCGGTCACGCTCACCTGCCGCGTGCGCTCGTTCGACAGCACGACGAAGGTGGCGGTAGCGGTGGCACGCTCTTGGGCCGCCGCGCGGCGCTCGTTGCCGGCGCTGAAGCGGACCGCAGCATATTCCTCGGCGAATGGCGCCCAAGTCTCGAGCTCGCCGCCGTAGCCGTCCTTGGTGACCGTGCGCCGCTCGATCGCGATGCGGTGGTTGCGCTCGGCGTCCGTGGTCACAGGCCCGGCATCCGGTAGCTGTCGGCGCACGCCATCGCCGCGGACCAGTCAGGCGCGTCACGCGACGCACGCAGCGCCGCGACGCCGACCTCAACCGCCGCGATCAGCATCGGCGCTTCGTTCTCAGCGTTCTCGAACCCTGCCGTGAGGGTGATGCGCACCGCCCCCTCCTGTCCGCTGGCGTAGGGCCAGTGCGTGCCCGCGCGAGGCTGCACGACGCTGCCGCCAGCGTACCAGGCTCCAGCTTCAAGCTCGACGATCGCGCCGTCGGCCGCCACGTAAGCGATCTTGTCCACGCTCTGCACCGGGCCGATCGGCAGACGCATGCTCGCGCAGAACTGGCGATCCGACGCCATGAACTGCCGCCGCTGCAACGCGCAGCCGCTGTATCGTTCGACGAAGTTGATGGCCTGCGCGCGCATGCGCTCAAGGTCGAGATCTTCGTCACTCGACAGCACCCGCACCCGCGCCTTCAGGAGGTCGAGGGGGAGGATCGCCTCGCCATCTGCGGGCGCGAGTGGGGTGAGCATTATTTCGCCTTTGCGGCCTTGCGAGCGCCGCCGGTCAGCACGGCAGGCTGCCCCTGCACCACGCCTTCGACCGTCGCGGTCGTGTAGTGGTCAGGCGCGGCGCCAGCGTCTGTCCCGAACGTGTGCCGGACAGCGGGCTCGCGCTCGATGGGGCCTTCCCCCTTAAGCGAAAGCGCTCCGGTCGCAATCAGCGGTGCGGCGTCCGCCTCGGACAGCTGCCGGGTGTCTCCGCGATCATAGTCGCGACCATCGCCGTGCATCGCGCGGTTGACGGTGTAGGTGTGCTTGTCAGCCATTGTTCGGTGCTCCCTGAAGCGAGGGCGGACGCGCCGGCCCGCCCTCGTCATCATCACGCGTTGGCGAAGGTGCCGTCGACGAACGCTTCCGGGCGATAGACCGTCAGCGCGAGCCGTTCCTCCGCGAGGATGGTCACCATGTTGCGGCGGAAGTTGTCGCCGTCTTCGGTGGAGACGAGCACGCCCGACTGCTCGCGATCGAACAGCTGTGCGCCCATGCGCCACGCGCCGACCGTGAACTCGCCCGGCGTCTGCGCCATCGAGGGCACGACCGGGAGGCCCCAGAGCGTCGGCGCCAGCGTCCCCTGCGGGTTGCCAATGAGGTAACGGCCCTCGCCGTCCTTCATCATCTCGATGGCCGCCCAGTCCATCGGGTGCAGCACCTGGCCGTCGGCCGGGTACAGCGCCAGTGCGACCTGAAGCTGAGCGATGCGCAGCTTGTCGATCATCGACGGGGTGGCAAAGCCGGTAAGGCCGACCGGCACGGCGTAATCGGCAGCCTGCGGCTTGATGCCCGTCAGGTTCTGGCCGGTGCCATCGCCCTTCAGCAGCTGCACGTCCTCCACGAACGCGAGGCCGTAGCGCAGCCGATTGTCGATCATCGAACGCAGGCCCGGAGCGTCGGCGAGGATTTCGGCAGACGCCAGGAACCAGTGCGCGATCTTGCGCACCGGCGCGTTCTTCAGGTCGAGCTTCAGGGTCGACTCGGGCTTGAGGGTGCCCTCCGCAACCATGCCGGCGTTGTTGGTAAAGCCCGTCTCCTGAACGTACTCGATCGAGCTGGAGGCAGTCTGCCCCGGCGCGATCAGCGCGCGGATCGTCAGCTGCCGGTCGGGCAGCATCTGCATCGGCGACTGCACGCGGTCGACGCGGACCAGATCGCCAGCCGAACCGTCGGCGTTGGTGGTCAGCGACGTGATCGCCTTCACCTCGATGCCGACGTTCTGGCCCTGCCGCGCGCCGCTGCCGAACGCGTTCTTGTACGCATCGCTTTCGACGTACTGCTGGCCGATCGACTTCGTTTCGACCTGCTCGGAGCCACGGCGCGCCGCCTTCTGCTCGAGGTCATCGAGCCGTGCCTTGGCCTCGTTCATGCCGGTGAGCGCCTGATCGGCAAGCTCCTTGGCCGTAGTCGAGAGAGGAATGCCCTTTTCGGCTTCAGCGAGCGCCTTTTCGGCAATCGCCTTCACCTCGTCGTGCTTCCTGTCGAAGGACGCCTTGGTTTCCGCGGCCAACTCAGCAACGGTCTTTCCGTCGCCATGCCCGTCCGGACCGCGCATGTAGCGGCCCTTGGCGCGCTCGGCGGGAGTCATCGCCCCGAGCAGCGCCATCGCGCCGCCCAGCATCATCAGTTTACGCATTGTGTGCCCTTTCGGCAGAGAGGAAGATCAGCCGCGCAGCGCCCGCAGGTACTGCTCCAGCTCATTGATCGCCTTCGCCTCGGGCTCCCCCCGAAGATGCGGCGTTGCCTTGGTCGCGATTGCCGCGGCCACGGACTTGGAGAAGCCGCCTGCATCCCGCAGGAACTCCTCGAACTGGCGGACGGTGGGCAGTTCGCCCCCGCCCAGAATGTCCTTGATGCTCAGGATTCGCGTGCGGTTGTGCATCGGCACGGTCACCAGCGAAATTTCGTGCAATCCGACCTCAAGGAGATGGCGGGACTTGCCTTCGAAGCGATGCTTCTTTGTGATGAAGCCCATCGACAGACCGGTGATCGCGCCGAGCTTCACGTCTTCGCGGGCATCGCGGGCGAGCGCCGTCTGCGAGAACTGCCCCTTGACCCGCAGGCCATCGGGCTGGTCCTTGAACTCCGTCCACACGCCGACCGGCCTCTTCCGGTCGTGGTGGAGCAGCATGGGGATGCTCTTGCGCCCCTCCAGCTGCACCGAGCCCGGCACCACAATGTCGTTGCCATGATCGGCGTCGCCGTAGCCGACCGCCAGACCTTCGATGTTGCCGTCGTCGTCGAGCGCCTTGGCGTCGAGAACGATGTCGAGTTCTTCCATCGTTACGCTCCCGTTCCGCTGATCGCTTTTGCGAGCGGCACATCCTGCATCTGAGCCATCAGCACGTCGCCGCCCTCGACCGGAGGCAGCCCTTCGAGCGCGCGGATCTCGTTCTTCGTCATGAACTGCTTCATGATGTCGTAGTATGCGGCGCGACCGGCACTATCCGCGCGAAGGAATGCCTCGACGTTGAACTTGATCGAGATGCCGGCCGCGCGGTCGGCGCGGCTCAGCAGCTGTTTCGCCAGCGCTCCCTCGATCCGCTTCAGCCGCTTGCGCATCTTGAACTTGAGCACCGACAGCGTCTGTTCGCTGATGCTTGAGCCCAGCGTGGCGTTGCCTTGCGTCTGCCCGACCAGATGCGGGTCGACCTCGAAGACGCGGCAGATTTCTTCGACCGACAGCCGGCGGGCTTCGATCATCTGTGCGTCGACCGGGTCGATCGACAACTGTTCCCACTTCAGGCCGTTGTCGAGCAGCATAGGCCGGCCAGCGTTGGCGGCGCCCACGAACTTCTCTTGCAACAGCTGCTCAGCAACCTGCCGCTGCTCCGGCGTCAGCGGCTTGTCCATCGACAGAACGCCGGACGTTCGCACTCCGTTGGCAAAGATAGTCGAGGACGCCCGGTCCACCGCCAGCGCGGATGCGAACGCTTGACGACAGGCCGCGAGCGGCGACACACCTCCAAGCGGCCCGCCGCCGAAACCGCGAATATGCAACACATCGCCCTGGAGCCGCACATGCTCCCCGGCACCGTCCGTCCAGCGGTACTCCAGCTCCCCGGTGTTCAGCCGGCGAACCCGCACCAGATCGGGCGCGATCGGCATGAGCGAGACGATGAAGCCATCCTCGCGCTTCACAATCTCCGCATAGGCGTTGCCGCGCAGCTCGATGCTGGCGACCATGAACTCCCAGAAGTCGTATGCCGACTGATCGTAGTTCGGGCTGTCGTGCAGCAGCCAATACAGCGGGTGCGTCGCGTCATCGACCGGCACCCCACCCGGCCCCTTGCGCTGGATCGCAATCGGCAGCGAGGCGATGTTGCCAGCCCAGAAGCTGACGCATGCCCATGTTGCCGAGAGTCCGACTGCGGCGTGAGCGGCGTTTGCGCCGTCCTCATGGCGCTCTAGCGTGATCGTATTATGCCGGAAGTTGCTGCCGTCTTGGCGCCCCGCCGTCAGGGGCTGCGTCAACGAAAGCACCGACTTCGCTTCGATCGGCAAGCCACGCGAGGCGAGCGAGCGCACCTCTGCCTCCGCAGCGCGCCGCGACAGCGTGTAGCCGCTCACGCGGCGAGGCTCGCAAGCCAGTCGTCGACCCCGTTGGTGCTGGGCATAGACATCGCCACTCCCACCGCCATCGCGAGCGCCACCGCTGCATCGATCTTGTTCACGGCTCGCTCTTTCGCGAGCCAGTAGTTGCCCCACCGGTCTTCGTCGGTAACCGCCGACATCATCGCCGAGATCAGCACTGGATTGCGTCGGATGCGGATGCGCCGCTGAAAGAGGAGCTCCTCGAGCAGCTTGACTGACGCGGGCATCCACAGGCCTTCGGGCTCAACATCGCGCGCGCGCGCTGCCTCGATCATCGCCTCTGTCGGCTTGCCCTTCTTCGTTCCGCCCTGCGGGTGCTCGACCTCTTCGATGCTTATGCCGAGCGCGTGAAGCTCGGGCTGAAAGCCCTTCTTGTAGGCGTACCGGTCATAGCCGAGCGCGCCGACGTCGTAGTCGCGGTCATATTCTGCGACGGCCTGGGCAACGTGCCGATAGCTGATCATTTCGCCCTTCGGCGCATGCAGGTGGCCCTGCCGCACCCAAACGCCATACGGCGCCTTATCGCGAAGCGCGCGCGCCGCGAGCGTGTCGCCGGGCGACCATGCCTCAATCCACGCGTCGAACGTCGGCTTCCCGTCGTGCTCGCCGCCACGGACGATTCCAGTCTCGACCACAGCAGCCAACGCGGTGATGTCTCGGGACTGGGACAGGTCGAGCCCCAGCGCCACTCGCTTCCCATGGTGCTCGACGGGATCGAAGTCGGCTATCGCCGGCTCGAGCGTCGCTCGCGCCATCCAAGCCGTCTCCGCATCGGTCCACTGGCAGAAGTGGAGGCGGAGGATCCCGTTCAGTTTGCCGGGCAGCGCCTTCGCCTGCGCCACCACATCCGCAAGATAGCCCTCAGTCAGGATAGTGCCGAGCAGCGGATTGGCTTTTGGCCAGCACGACGGATCGTTGAGCGGATCGTCGCCAGGATCGAGCGAGCAGACGAAGCTGAATGTGTTGTCATCGATTGGCTCGCCGACATAGGCAAAGTCCTCGCCTGGCGTGAGCGTCCCGGCCGCCACCCGCACAGCATGCTCGTGCTCTTCCCAGCAGATCGAATTGCGGTCGCTGCCGCTGTTTGTGATCATCAGCAGCAGCGGCTGCCGTCGGAACTTGAAGCCGCGTTCGATCATCTCGATCGCGTCGCGGTTCGGCGCCTCGTGCACCTCATCAGCGAGGCCGATGTGGGGCCTGAGACCTGAGCCGGATTTCCCCGCTGACCGTGACAGCGGGCGCATGAAGGAGCCGGTCGGGAGGTGCGCAAGGTTGTGCACCTTGCCCGGCCCGCCCGATGGCGTGATCCGGCTCGATAGATCCGGCGACTGGTCGACCATAGCAACGGCATCGCGGAACAGGATCATGGCCTGATCGCGATGCGCCGCCACCGGGTATATCTCGGCGCCGGGCTCGCTGTCCGCCATCATGCCGTAGAGACCAACGCCAGCGGCGAACGGCGATTTGCCGTTCCCTTTGCCCTCCTCGATGTACGCGCGGCGAAAGCGCCTGGTGCCGTCCGCTCGCTTCCACCCGAAGAGCGCGCCCAGTTTGAAGGCTTGGCTTGGAGCCAGCTTGAAGGGCCGCCCTTCGAACTGCCCGCCGTTGAGCCGCAACTTGGTCTCGAAAAAGCGGATCACGCGCTGGGCAGCCGCAAGGTCATAGCTCAGCCCGCGCTCGCCAGCTCGCTCCAGATCATCGAGATGCCGGCGTGCTGCGTTGCGAATATGGGGACCGGCAACGACCTGGCCTTCCACGACCGCGCGCGCCCAATCGGTTGCGCGATCCTCGAAGGGATCAGCAGGTGCCGAAGAATTCGTCGGGCTCTTCTTCCTCATCGGGCACGTTCACCTTGCTCCGATCGGTCGGGGTTGCGCCCAGCTTGCTCAGCACGGACTGGTACATGCTCAAGGCGGTCGTGCCGGGGACCTCGCCCGCCAGCATTCGCCCGCGAACGGTCGCCGCGATTTCAAGCAGCGCGTTATCCGCCGCAGTCAGCCAAGGCAGCTCAGCCCGAAAGCGGGCCCACGCGCGCTTCGCGTGTAGATCGAGATGGGCAGGCGCGCCTCCGAGCGCGGCGCTCGCCGGCTCGCTGCGCTGCGCATGGCGCTTAGGATTGCGCAGCGCGGCGCCCGTCACCTTTGCTTTCGCGGCCGGCGCACGATGGGCCGGCATTGGCCACCCCCCCCGAAGTCTGAATTGTGGATGCGAGAAAAACAGGTGGGCATCGGTGTCCGACCCGAAGGGCTCAGACTTTCGATCACCCCCCCTCAGGTGGTGGTCGGCCACCCGTCGGCGTCGATCGGGACGAGGGGACGATGCCCGAGGTCCGCTCGCGTCTTGGCTTGGTGGTGCTCGTCGCAGAGGCACTGCACGTTGCTGTCGTCGTCTGCGCCGCCATTGACGAGCGCGACGATGTGATCGGGCACCGTCGCCGCGGTCGTTCGCCCCTGCTCTCGGCACATCCGACACAGCGGCTCAGCAGCGAGACGGCGCCTGCGCTGCTCGACGCCGGCGCGACCGCGGAGACGTTCAGCCATAATGCTCTCGCACCAGCGGAGCGACCGTCACCACGATCCGCACGTCGTCGCCCGAAGGCTGGCCGACCCACTGCACCGACCGCGTCTCACCCATCGACACGTCGACCTCGCCGGCGACGCCGATCTCCGTCAGAGCTGAGGCGATGGCAGCAGAGATGTCGGAGAGCGTGGCCATGCGACGTGCTCCAGATACGAAAAGAGCCGCAACCCTCGCGGGCGCGGCTCTAGCTATTGGCGCCTGATCGCACTTAGCTGCGCAGCCGTCAAGTCATAGTCGGCGCCATTGCGCGATGAGGCTGGCCGTGAACGCGACCGTGGTCTTTGCGGCATCGATCGCCGAGCGACTGTTGCTGGCGATGCGCGAGCCGGCCACGCCCGCCTCCTCGTCGAACCGGCACACGTTCTCGTACACGTCCCAGTAGCGCCGCGGCATCCCGTCCTTCAATCGCCCGAGTTCGTCGAGCGCCTCCTGCTGTGACAACCCCTCGACAGCCTGGTCTACCACGTCGCGCGCCGGGTCCACCGCACGCAGGTTGCCGTCGGCCCGCGACCACAGCGCCTGCGTGTATCGGATTGCGCGTTGCTGCGGCTCCTCGAACAGGCCCGCCTTGTCGTTCGCGATCCAGCGCTCGACGGCCGTGCCCCCCCGGTTGAGCAACACAGTGGCGATGCTCATGGGCTTGCCGCCCAGCTCGCCCGAGAGGTCGACCACCTTCGTCTCGACTAGGCCACCCACCTGCTCAGGCGGCACGCCGATGGCGATCGCGCGCTCCGCCACCCGCTCCGCGTCAGTCTTCTGCGCGCGCTTCACCTTGCGCGACGTCGTTGCCTTCTTCGCCCCTGCCCGCCCCATGATCCACTCCATCAACATACTATAGAACATAGCTGGAACGCACAGCCGCGCCCAGCGTGGTCGTCAGACGCTCGCGCCATCCAGCACGGCAGGATCGACGCCCAAGCGGATGTAGTCCTCCCGCGTGGGCGTGCGACCGGACGTCCCGGTGCCACCCTTGGTCTCGGTGGGCCGTCCAGCATCCCGCGGCGTTTTTGCTGCCGCCTTGGCATAGCGGCCGACGAAGAACCGCTTGCAGATGGCATCGATTTCGTGCGTCGTCGGACGCTCGGCGCCGGGCGCTGGCAGCGCGAGATGAGGCACAGGGGCCGGGCGCTCGCGCATGCGATGCCTCCATGCCAAGTCGTCCTGCGCCGCGGCGAGCACCGCAGGCACGATCTTGCTTGGGTGGTCCGCCTTGCCAAGTGCTTGGCGTGCAGCGCTCGCGATGAGGTCTGCCGGAAGGTGGCTCAGCGCGCGCCACGCCGCGGAGAACCAGTCTCGCTTGTCCTGATCCCTCATCCCGACTGGCGCCACCAGCGTAAGAGCCGGGGCGATCGCCTTGGCGAACATCTGCCGGTTCTCGGGCGTGTCGGCGATCGGCGCGATATCAGTGCTGAGCGCTTGCGAACCAGTCGAATGCTGCACCAACCGTGCTGCCGAGCCCGTCGTCTCTTCCCACACCGTTGCTTCCGTTCCGCTGTCCATTGTGGCCTCCAAAGCCGTCAGAATTTGTGATCCATGTCCGCCATTTCGCTTGCCAGCATCGGGCGAGCCCTCTCGTGCCGGCCGCGGCTCGGTAGTGGTCGCGGAACTTGGCAAGCTCCCGCTCCAGCCTCCCCGGCTGCCACGCTGCGACGACCTGCGCTGTTGGCGACCCGGCGATCAGCGGCTCGGGCTGCCAGCCCTCCGGCAACCGAGTGTCCGGCTTCGCGCGCGGGGTTGCTCTCACGGGGGTGTGGGTGGGGGGGGTTAGATTATTATCATTGGGGGGGGCGGGAGAGGGGACGGTGTCCGCTTTGTCCGCGGACTCGGGTGGAAGTCCGGTGGACGCGACCGCGCCGCGAGCCGCTTCGCGGGCTTCCCGCTTGCGCTCTCGATCCCACGCGCGACGCTTTTCCGCTGCCGCGTCCTTGGGCTGTGCAGCCTCCATCTCAGCGATCGCCGCAACCAACGCATCGCCTGTCACGCCAGCGGCGAGCAGATGCTTTACGGCTGTGGCGATCAGGCTCACCCCTGCACCGCCGATCGAGCCTTCGCAGGTGCGCGCTTCTTTCGCTGGCGAGGCGGAAACAGCGTGATGACGACGCCGGGGTGCGTGGCCTCGACCAGCTTCTTCTTGAGGTTGAAGACGGGCGTGGTCATGCCCTTCACGTCCTCGACGACGCGGGCATCGCCCTTCCACCACGCGAAGTCCGCACGGTATTTGCACATCAGCTTGCCGCCGATCTCGACGCGGAACTCAGGCTGGTATTCGAGGTCGGTGATATGCCCCATGTCCTCCAAGGCTCGCAGGTCATCGCAACGCGCTGCCTCCGCCTTGCTGTCGTGCGTGTGACCGCCAGCGCAGGGGGTCTTCTTGGCCCCGTATTTCGAGCGCGATGCCGTCACTTCGCCCTCCCCGCTTCGTACGCACGGATGCGCTCGTTCCACTCAGGCAGAACGGGCAGCGGCACAGGGGCTGGTTGCGGGAGAACCGTCATGCGGCCCTCGCCCCCGCCACTGCGGCCATCTTGCGCAGCTCGTCCGTCGAGTAGTTGAGGACGAGACGGACAGCTTGGGGGCTGGTCCCGCGGCGCTTGGCCTCACGCTCGAACAGAGCCGCCGTGCGGTCGCGCAGCATGTTGCTGGCAGCGACAGCCTCGGCGCGTGGGATCGCGCTGGTGATGGCGATATGGTCGGACGCCTGAGGCTCGGGCGCTCTGACAACGCTGAGATACGGGCTGCGGGTCGGCACCTCGCGAACCGGAGGCTGCATCCGTGCAACCGCTCGCTCGCGCTCGGCCTTGTTCATCAACAGCGTGAAGCGGGCCTTCGCTGCACCCGGTGTGCGACCGGGCAGGTAGGCTTCCGCCAAGGCTTCCCACGTCAGGCCGAGCGTGCGGGCAGCGGAAAGGCGTGTGTCTTCAGTGGGTGTCCAAGGAGCGGTCTGAGTCATGCCCGGCCTCCGATCCAGTGAGCATCGAAGCAGCCGCACGGCAGGTGCGCACACGACGCACAGTACGCAGCCCCAAGCGGCCGATAAGCATCCGCAGGCGGCGGGTTCTCCGCATCGTCCTTCGCCCAGGCGCGCGCTTCGATCAGCGACATGCCGGCAAGACGGGCCGCGTCCTCGATGCTGGAGCCGGCGCGGTGCGCGATGCGGAAGCGGCGGAGTTGTTGGGAGCCGCTCATGCTGCCAACCTCCCCGCCAGCTGCACCACCTTGACCGACAGAGAAGCGTTCTCGCCGGGTCCAATCTCCCGGCCCGCCTCGCTCTCGGGATGATGCGCGCGGTTCTTCGCAGCGACGTAATCGGCCGCAATCTCGCACAGCGCGTCGTGGTCGATGCCCTCGGGCTGGCGGATGATGCCGAACCCGCTCGGCAGAAGCTCCGACAGCAGGTCCAGCGGCAGGGCATTGCCCTCCAGCAGCATGAAGATCGCCGCGCCGCCGATGGTCGCAGGCTCTCGATCGCGTTCGCCGGGGAAGTACGAAACGATGGTCGGATAGGAGATGCCGCTGTCGAGCGAGACGGCCTTTAGGCTGATCCCGCGGCGGTCCATTTCCCTGCGGATGGCGAGCTGCCGCTCGCGCACGATCATATTCGTATCACGCATGATGCTGGTCCAATTCGGTGCGATTACGCTCGGCATGTTCGACGACAGCCCTCTCCCCGCCCCCAAGCCGTTCTGCGCGGCGCTGGTGCTCGCGCTGCTGGTGATCGGCGCGCGCGTCGGCGATTGCGGCGGCACGGCAGAGCGCGAAGGCGAAAGCGTAGGTGAAGAGGGTGACGGCGAGGATGGCGGCGGCGGCGAGCTGGGTCATGCCGACGCACCAAGCGGCATCGGCCGGCGCGGGCACATGATGCCGGCGCACGACTTCTCCGCGCCGACCGGGCAGACGCAGCCGTGACCGATCAACGGGCGGACCTCCCGCCCCTCCTGCGCCCCCGTGAACGGCGGTTCGGGATGAGCGGGCATTATGCTGCACCTGTCGGGGTGGGGAGCGGACGCCAGTGAGTGAACTTGACGCCGCGCATCGGGCTCGGCCACGGGCTGAACTCACGGCGCGTTTCGCTCCAAATTGCGGTGCAGACAGTACCCTTTCCTTGCAGCGCGCTTGGCCAGACTGCGAGAATGATCGCGTCCGGATCGCGCGGCGCAGTCTCGATCGGCTTCCACCCCTCCCCGTTCAGCTTGGCGAGGATATGCGTGGCGGCTGCATCATCGGCGGCGTCGGCGTAGTGGACACCGTTCGCGAGGATTTGTTTGCCCATTTTCGTGAATGTCGGGGTCATGCGCGCCCTCCCGTCCACTCGGCATCCGTGCACGAGCAGATCGCCTCACCACACGCAGCACAGCGAGCCTTCGTGATGGACGTGATATGCTGAGGCGTGGTGCCGAAGATCGCAGCCAGCGTGGTGGGC